AAGCGCAGATACAATTGGCTCTATAGGTCGTAGTACAGAAAAATTTCCTGATATAGGTCCAGTTGTACTATGAGTGACATCATTTGGACTGCTAAGATCATATTGTAAATTGGTAGCTGAATATCTTCGTACTCTTATAAATTGAAAAGTATCTTGATTTAAACTGTATTGTATATTTAAAAATTTACCATCTGTCGTGGTAGCTCCTGATATAGATGCCATTGAAAAAGTTTTTTAAAAATTATAAAAAAGCTACTAAGGGGACCAGCCCCTTAGTTGCTTAGTATTTTAAAATATTAACTAGTCAGCTAATATATATTCTACGTAGATGTCTACTACACCAGCTGTTAAATCTGCAGTAGCAACTGTAAAACTAACCGAACCTGCTGCACTTGTTAAAGCTGAACTTGTTCTAGCTAAATGATAATCAATACCAGTGTAAGCTGCGTCATCCATTGCTGTAGCAGCTTTAATAGTTACACCACCTACAGCTAAAGCTACAGTAGCTGAACCACCACTAGCCATTGCTGTTTTAACATCTGTCCACGCTCCGATAATCATTGCGCCAATAGGCAGACTAAAATTATTTGCAAGTGCAATTGCACCTTGCTCACCGCCGTCAATGCCAAAATCGTATTTAGCTCTTCCAACGTATGTTCTTGTTATTGCCATTTTCTTATTATTTTATAAATTAATACTCTTAGGTTAATTTTATAAAGATACAGGAGCGAAACCTAAATCCGCCATGTAACTGTTTAACTTACTTTCAAATAACGGACCTGCTGCATTACCTGCTGGAGACGCTATATTAATTTCAATTAAATTATCTACTCCGTTAATAGAATGAGAAGTACTTCCATCCTTAGTAGCTACAATTGAGTACATGTCGTAACTCGTTGCTGCAACTGCTTTTAATTCAGGTTGAATAGGTAAGTTTCTTCGGTTGTAGTATCCAAAGCCAACACCTTGTCCTACTTTTTCCATTTCACGAACTAAATTACCATCACCACTACCTGGATCACCAGCTTGCGATGCATTAGCTACAGTATATGTTTGAGCCCCAACAGTAGAACTTTCTACTACTACATCAAAAATAACTGGACCAGATTCCCAAGTATTACCACTTTGAGCAGCAGCTCCACGAAGAGCGCCTGAAAAAGTAACAAGTCCTGAAGAGTTGTCTCCTGCTAAAGGATTTAACCAGTCTGGAATACCATCTAATGCTTCAAAAGCATCATGAATTGCAGTACCACCTGCACCTGCAGCAATTGTAGGATCTGCATCAGTACCTATTGAAGCTGTAAAGCTAAAGAAATCTGGAGCTGGCCCGTCTTTTCTTATAAACTTAATAACTACTTCACCTTTTGCATCAGAAGTAGTAGCAGCAGTAACTGTACACTGGTGAGCAGCAGCGGCTGCGCCTGATAAACCACTCCAATTAACTACGTTACGGCCCTTAATCCAAGGGCTATAAATATTATTTCCTGCAGTACCTTGTACAATTCTGAATGAATCAGAATCTGCAACCGTATCACCTGCTACCATATTTACAGGTCCGTCTGCGCTTAATTTTTGGACATTAATAGCTGTGTCTGTTTCACTAGCTGCATTAACTAATGAAGCAACTCCGCCATTCCCAATTAACAAATGTCTTGCCATTTTGTTTTAATTTTAATTATTATTATTATTCATGTTTATTTAACTCAATTGCTTGAGTCTTAAATCTAGGATCTCCGATCCCTTCTAAGATTCCGCTGACTGTCATCGCAACGATCTCTTGATGAGTATGTTCCGGTAAGTCGCAGCTTGTTAGAGCTTCTAAAGAAACTTTTTTAGGTGCTCTTAAATATGTTAATTTTACACTGTGCGGCAATATATCTGCCCAATCAAAGCGAACAGGGGTATGCTTTGTACCTTCAACTAGTGTATATACATTTATGTAATTGCCATCAAATACTCCAAAAATAACACCATTATCAGGTCTATTAAATGGATCTTTTAATAATGCCAAAATATCATCGTGTTGTATATATTTAATAGGTTGAGATACTCCTGCAAAATCTTTTCCTTGATTATTAATTTGGTCCCAATACTGAGTGTCTGTATATATTTTTTGAGACCCATCTGCGTATGTCACCCTGTCTGCATCATTATTTGCAATAATACTAGCATGCATTCTTTTTTTAGTCCCTTCTATTACAAAATCATCAATATTAATGTATCTTGGATTTATTGTATTCTCTGATCCCTCTGATTCACTAAGAGTATTACTTAAACCAGGATTTTCAGCCGCATACTGTTCAAGCTCCACTAAATTATCTACAGGCACCCCACCAATATCATCCATAACTCCTGGAACTACAAGTTGAGGTCCAGTACCTAGTGCTACTGATTCTGATACGGACCATGATTGATCGTAATCAGAGCTTGGCGACTCACAGCTGAAAGAATCGTTTAAAAAATCGTTAGCAAGAGCTAAATTTTCTTGTGCCCATATGTACACTTGTCTTCGCTCAGTATATCCAACATAAATAGCAGATGTAATAGGAACACTTGCAACAGTAGTATAATTCTGAGAAGGGGGCTGATTACTTGTATCATTAAATACAATTTCATTACTATCTACATTAATAGAAGCGCCTACATTTCCTAACTCTTGAGAAATGGCTTCTGCCTGTTCTTCCAATAACATATAGTTATACACAACAGGATCTAAAATAAAAAAGAAGGTTTCTGGTTCATTTTGATCCTGATAATTTTCATAATAAACTTCTGTTCCTGGCTTTGAGCTGTTTAAAATTGCATTTATAATTTCAGTTGCATTACTACAATCAGGATCTTCTAAATAGTCATTTAACCCTAAATAAAAAGTTTTGTAAGTGTAGTATTGGGCTATAAATGTAGGTTTAGTTCCTACAAGGCTTGTATTATAAGCGCTGTAGTCTTGATAAACTCCACCTGCTGTATAATCACCACATCCATCACACACACCATTTTCTCCAATTACTTCTTTTCGACAAGAAGCAGATGCATTAAAAATAGGTTCTATATTTTGGTTACTTGTATTGCTAAAAGAACTAGCAAACATATTAAGAAGAGTAAAATCATCGCTAGCATCCCATAAAGGCTGAGTAAATGCATTTTTTCCTCCTATATTGCCAATACTAGCAATATTTTCTAGATCTATTTCATCATAGCCTTCTGCTGGAGCAGCACCTCCAACTAAATTAATATTCTTCGCCCAACCTTTATCTCTACCTTCTTTACCTCCAGATATTTTTAAATCATCTAGTTTAACTTTTACTATATAATTACGACCTGAGTCTTCTGTTAGTCTCCAATTAACATTTTTTCTGCAATTAAGAGATTTAAAGGAATTGCAATAACTAGATATATGATATAAATAATCTGTAGGAAGTGAATATTTATCAATGTATAGATATGAATTAAGTGATGGATCTACTCCAAATTTTAATATTCTTCTTTCTTTAAAGTATACAAAATCCTCATTAGATGTAACTAAGTTTCTTAAATCATCAATACGCTTTTGCGATTCTTCAAAGCCTTGGCGATAAATATTATTTTTGCCATACTTTAGATTCACAAAGCGCATGATAGATTTATTTAACTCTAGATCTATTTCTTGAGGTAATAAACTGTCAGCTTGGAATGAATTTATCTTATCCACTCCTTGCTGAACAGCTGTATGCATACTCTGAATATCCATTAATATATTATTCTATTATATTGCCAACTCTTTAAGTTTTGCTCTAAGAATTGTCAAAGTTCCTGAATTCTTTTTATCTTTAAGGAACACCACAGCGTCATCTAATGTATCACCAAGTACCTCATCAATAAAGATAATTTGGTTTCCAATTTTACGAAGAACACTTGCTGTTACCATTTCTTCAATTTCTGCTTTTATTTCTAAGTTCTTATCTTTTGCAATTTTTAAGAACTTTTTAGTTTTAGAATTTTTGATCTCATATAGAGCATTCTCTACTTGTTCATCAGTCATTCTATCTGGATTTGTACTAGATAAAAGTCTTAATACTCGTTTCATATTTTTAGGATTGCTTGAAAGTTTAATAAACTCTTTATCAGCATCTTTATTAAATTGAATTTCTGTGTTTTTAACTTTATCTTCTCTAGTTAAATCCTGAATATAGAATCTTTTTGCAGAGTCTTTATCCATTTCTTCTTTTGTTAAAGCTACGTGAGGATGTTTAAGTGCAAACTTATATTTAAGATAATCCATAATACTAAGTGGCGACCCATCTTCATTTACTCCAACTTCTAATTCAACTCCTGTAAATCCTACAGGGATTGTCATTTCTGCCCAGAACTTTTTAGAATATCTTGGCCAGTCAACATGTTCAGGGCTTACATCTAAAATTCCTTGCATTAATTCTTTTTCTTCTTTAGGAGTTATTCCTTTCAAAGGTTGTCTATTTACATAAACACTACTGAGTTTCATTACAGCCTCAGCTTGAACTGCTTTTGGTAGATGGTTATTAACTTCTCTACGTCTTAAGAATATCTTCTTACTCATAATTTAGTACTTTTAAAGTTTTAATTAATGGATGTAAAGTATAACTCTCCTATAACTAAGTTAAAGAAGTGGGGGAATTACCCCCCACAACCTAACCAAAAACCAATATATATGAACCGCAACGCATTGCCTTACGAAGCCACACACGTGATGTCAAGCGAAGTATCAAAACGCTTAAGCGCGATACCTGCTGTTTTCAGCATATGTACGGATGCACCGTCCACGTCGGATGCTCTAGACGAACCAGCGTCAAACCCACGAGGAACTACAGAACCAGCAACACACCATCTCATCATTTCACGACCTTTCTTAGAGATCATTTGTAAGTTATTTTGACCATCGTAATTAGATTGATCAACAAATACCATACGGTAAGATTCAAGTGAGTATCCAGTAACTGGGTGTTTTGCACGAGCTTGTGCAACAGCACCGTGATCAAATAATGGTAATTTTACCACATTGATTACGTGACCATCTACATGCTCATACGAGTTAAAGTATCCAGTCAAACCTAAGTTACGACCAGATCCTGTGATAAAGCGGCTATCTCCACTTGAAACTTTCCAAGTATTAGTAGCACCACCAAAATGATTTTTAAGCGCTTCATCGAATTCACGGGCACCACCAGTACCAGTGTATAATGTAACTTGCTTAGCAGAAGCATCAGTCATTCCGTAGAACAAGTCACCAATAATATTTTTCAATTTAGTCTCAGTCATAGTAGAGTAAGTATCTTTATTGATAACTTGCTGTAATAAACCAGGACCAATAATTACAGGCTGACCATTTTCATCTTTCATGTAAGTGTGACCATTAGCATCGTAAGATTTGTTACCATACCAGTAGTACATCTCACACTCTTCTTTAAAGTCAAGCATGTGTAAGTATTCTTCATAATCCATCCACAATTTAGTTGTAGAACCACCTTTAGTTGGTAACGAAAATTCAGCTACATAGTCTTTAGCATTACCAGACATGTGGTAAGATTTACGTACTGTAGTTAATTTGTTACGAACTAAACCTGGAGTTTCCCAATTAGAAGCATTCCCACGAGAGAAATCAACTCCTACTGGTGCATACATTGAAGCGAATAACGCTCCTGATGCTACATCTGCTGCTGGCATAGTTGCAGTAGCTGATGGGTTAACAAGCTGTAAAGTATATACATACTCACTACCTCTTGCTTCAGGTTCTTTCATAATACGTGCTTGTACCCCTGATTGAGATACTAATACGTAAGGAAATACAAAGTTTTTGTCAGGGAAAGCTACTTCAAAAGTTGCTCCGCCTATTCCTAAACTAGTTGTCGTTGCTGGTGCTGATGCTACTGGACGAGTTCTCAATCGTTGTGTCGCTACGCGATACTCATACTCTAAACGGTCAATAGACTTAACGTTACCAACACCTTCAGTTAAGAAAGATAGTGGAAACCGTTTATCATCTTTACCTGATAAATGAGTAATGATTGGAGATAATTCAGCAGGCTTAGACAACAACGCATTCGCTAGACTGTTCATGTCAGTCATTTGTGAATCGTTATAAAACGTTTTTTGAACGCTTATATTTGTTCCATTTGCCATTTTTTATCTATTTTTAAAAGTTATATATGCAGTCGTGTTTCCACTAATTGCCTAAGTTAATAAATCGAGACTTAAATCATCTAAATCAACATTTGTCTTTCTTCTTGATGCTTTGTTAGCGCTCTTTAGAGGCTTACTTGATCTAGATATTTTATCCTTAAGTGATCTAGCACTTTTAGTTTTAGCTTTTGAATCTATAATCTTGTCCAAATCAAATCCTCTATACATGAGGTAATCCATAGCTAATTTAACATCTAGTTTTGCATCTCTATGATCCAAATCTCTTTGTGTGTGACCTTCTTTAGTCACTGGCTTTGAGATATACTCAAAAAATTTCTTTTTATCTCTAGCCGGTAAAGTTATTCCTGCAAGTTCTGAAGAGTTATCAATTGTTTTATTTAGATCTCCCCAAAATTTTTCTTGCTCTTGATATGCAGCTTGCTGTTGTTCTTTTTGCTTAAGAATAAGCTGCTCTCTTTTTTGAGCTTGTCCTTTAATTAAAGCATCTTTTGCTCTAGCAGATTTATCAAATAACTTACCACTGTCTTCATAATCTTCAAGAATTTCTTCTATAAATTCTTTATCATGACCCTTAGCATTAAAATATTCAGCTAAGACAGCTTTTTGCGTTCTAATATCGTCTTTACTAATGTCTAACTTAGAATAATCATTGTTTGATCCAAAAGTTTCCATAAAATCTTTAGAATCTCCTCCAGCTAGAGTATATTCTAAATGCTTTTTAATTAGTGGAAACCTATCAAATAAATCTTCCATTTGATCTTCAGCAATTTTACCTGCCATATCTTGTGTAAGAGCTATAAGTCCGTCACTAGTATCCTCGTATTCTTTATCTGTATCGTACCCCAACTTGGTTAAGATTTCAGAAACTACAGTATCTTCTTGACTTGCTTCAACTGGCTCCTCATCAATAACTTCGTCTTTTACTTCTTGTTCTTCCGTTTCCGGCTCCTCTTCTTGTACGACTTCTTCTTCAGGTTCTTCCTGAACAATCTCTTCTACTTTTTCTTCTTTGACACTCTCTACTGGAGTATCAATCGAGACACCTTCTCCTGATATTACATCATCAAAAGTAATGTCATCTAATTGGATTTTTTCTGGTTCTTCCATTTCATTTTGGTTTTTACAAATTTACTAATATAGTAGTTAGTTTTACACTCAACTTATATTTTAGCAAGCTCTTTATTATATAACATTTTATTCTATTTCTATATTAGAAAGTCTATCAATTAGTTCCTGATCAAACCTGTAAAACTTTCTCATGTATGCTGAATTTTCTTCTGTGGGGGCATCTTTTGGCTCAAACGGACCACGCGTTCCCATTTCGCTATAGTAATAGTCCTCTGAGCCAGGTGCATGCGTACCTTCGCCAGATCCTCCAAAAACTCCCATATGAAAAGGTTCAATAGATGCTGTTTGATCATCTAAAGGAAGCATTGCACTAGAATTACCTTCTAGGTACCTACCTTCTTTATTTAAACGACTAAAATATTGAATTATATCTCCAGGAACTTTTTCTTCTTCTGAAACTTCTTTATATCCAAATTTACTAGGATCTTTATGAAATTGTATATTGCTTCTAGTCTCCCCTTTCCAAGTCCCACT